ACAGCAGGAGGAACGATTATGGCGGCTGATTTACCAGCAGAACAGTTTGATGTGGTGCTTGCCGATCCTGCGTGGTCATATTACGGTCAGCAGGATAAGTGGTCTGCTGCGGCAAAGTTCTATCCGACAATGACAGAAGAGGAGATCAGCGCGCTTCCTGTGCGTGATCTTTTGTTCAAGCATTCTGTTCTTTTCATGTGGGCAACAAGTTCCAAGTTGGATGTTGCATTGCGTGTCCTGCATTCGTGGGGTTTGCATTTTCGCGGTGTTGCTTTCACATGGGTGAAAACTACACAGGCTGGCAAACCGATTGGTGCGCAAGGTGTAAGACCATCAATCATCAAACCAACTTGTGAGTTCGTTTTGTGTGGATCACCAACTGCAAAAGGCAGACCAATGCCGATTGCGGATGAATCCATTGTGCATTCTGTGCTTGCACCTGTGCGTGAACATTCACGCAAGCCTGATGAAGTGATGGATCGCATTGAACGCTTGTACCCTGATGCGCGTAGGCTTGAAATGTTTGCGCGTCAGTCTCGCGTTGGTTGGTCGGCATGGGGAAATGAAGTGGGGAAATTCAATGGTGACCCCTAGAACTGGTGCGCCAAGAGGCAGACCACCGAAACCAACTGAGGTTCACAGGCGGAATGGGAATCCAAGCAAGAAGGCGTTACCTGCTGCACCTGTTCCTTCTTCGGCTTTGGAAGTTGTGAGCCTTGACAATGTTCCTGCTGAACCTTCGGGTTTTGATCCTGTTGCTTCTTTGGTGTGGTCGCAGTTGTGGCGCGCTGATGGCAAGTTTCGGTTTCGGCGTGTGGTTGTTGGTTTGCCACGCAAGAACGGAAAAAGTCTTTTGGGTTCTCTCGCTGGTATCTACGGGTTGATTGAAGGCGAAGCAGGTGCGGAAGTTTATGCAGCAGCAGGTGACAGGCAACAGGCGCGTGTGGTGTTCAATGAAGCGAAGTGGCAGATCACAAACAGTCCTGAACTGTCGGGTATCTGCAAGGTGTATCGGGATGTGATTGAAGTTCCTGCAACTGGCGCAATCTTTCGTGTGCTTTCTTCTGATGCGAAACTGCAACAGGGTTTGAATCCATCCACTGTGATCTTTGATGAATTGCATGTGCAACCGAATGATGATTTGTGGGATGCGCTCACGATGGGTTCGGGTGCGCGTGTGTCACCGATGATCATTGGTATCACGACTGCAGGTTTTGATTTGGAGTCGCTGTGTGGTCGGCTTTACAACTACGGCAAGAGTGTTGCTGCTGGTGATGTTGATGATCCTGCGTTTGGTTTCTACTGGTGGGAAGCACCTGCGGATTGTTCGTTGGATGATCGGTCTGCGTGGTATGCAGCGAATCCGAATCTGCCTATCGGGTTGATGGATGAAGAAGATATGGAAACCAGCATTCAACAATCTGGTGAAGCAGCAGTGCGCCGATACAGGTTCAATCAGTGGGTTCGCACTTCGGGTGAATGTTGGTTGCCTAAAGGTGCGTGGGAATCTTGTACTGGTTCTGTTGTGTTTGATCCTGATGAACCTTGTTTTGTTGGTGTGGATATGGCTTTGAAGCATGACAGCATTGCTGTGGTGTTGGCACAACCGCAGGGTGACAGGATCGCTGTTCAGGCACGCATTTGGCATCCCGATATTGAAGGGATGGATGTGGCTGGTGTTGAAGAACATTTGCGCCAACTGCACAGGGATTTCAATGTTGTTGAGTTCGCCTATGACCCTGCATTTTTTCAGCGTTCAGCAGAAGCGTTGTTTGATGATGGGTTGCCGATGTTGGAGTTTCCGCAGAATGGTCAGCGCATGATTCCTGCGTGTGGCACAACTTATGAACTGATTGTGGCTGGCAAAATCATTCACGATGGTTCGCCTATGTTCACTGACCAAGTATTATCTGCAGCGCAACGCATGACAGATAACGGTTGGCGATTGAGTAAAGGAAAGTCACGCAGGAAGATTGATGCGTGTATCGCGATGGTGATGGCTGTGGATCGTGCTTCAAGAAAGCAAGAACCGCCACCTGCGCCACCAATGTTTTTCAGTTAGGAGAAATGATGAAGTTAGGTGATTGGATTCAGATCGCAGGGATGCTTTCTGTGGCTGTTGGTGTCGGATTGTTGAGTGTTCCGTTCGGCATCATTGTTGCTGGTGTTACTATGATTGTGGCTGGTGTGTCTTTGAAGATTGGTGAGTGATGCTGGAAAACCTGTTGAATACAGAAAAGCGTGCTATCTCATACCAAACACTTTGGGGCGCAGGTGACTATTGGATCAACACCACTGATGCTGGCACTGTTATTACGCAGGAAGATTCTTTGCGAATCAATACCGTGTTTGCGTGTGTGCGTTTGATTGGTGATGCTATCAGCACACTTCCTGTGGACACCTACAGGCGCATTGATGGTGATCGTGTTCCGTACAGACCTAAGCCATCTTGGATTGATTATCCCGATTCTGGTGTGACACGCGAAGATCATTTTCTTCAAGTGCTGATTTCAATCATGTTGGCTGGTGAAGCATTTGTGCGCGTGTTGCGTATCAATGGTGAAATTGTTGGTTTGGTTGTTTTGAATCCACGCAAGGTGGAGATCACACGCGAACGCTTTACCGATGGCACTTTGCGAATCGTGTTCAAGATGCGTGACACTGGCGAACTGATAACGCAGGAAGATATGTTGCACATTCCCGATATGCGCATGCCATCTGAACTGCATGGAAGTTCGCGCATTGATCTGATGAAACAGTCACTTGGTTTGACGAAAGCATTGGAAGAGTTTGCAGCGCGTTTCTTCGGTCAAGGTTCTGTCACTTCAGGCATCATTGAATATCCAACTGCGCTCACTAAGGAACAGGCAGACAATCTGCGCAGTTCGTTTGAAGGATCGCATCGTGGTATTCGCAAAGCGCATCGCACTGGCATTCTTTCTGGTGGCGCAAAGTTCACCAAAACTGGTGTTGATCCAAATGAAGCACAAATGTTGGAATCACGGAAGCATGCTGTGGAAGAAGTTGCACGCCTGTTCCGTTGTCCACCTTCGCTTCTTGGTGTCACATCTTCTGGTGCGATGTCGTATGCCAGTGTTGAGCAGAACGGAATCCATTTCGTTGTTCACACTTTGCGACCATTCATCCAGAAACTTGAAACCGCCTATTCGCGCCTCCTGCCTTCGGAAGTGTTTCTGAAGTTCAGTGTTGAAGGCTTGTTGCGTGGTGACACCATGTCACGATTCGCTGCATACTCCACAGGCATTCAGGCAGGGTTCTTGAACATCAATGACATTCACAGGTTGGAAGATATGCGATCTGTTGAAGGTGGAGACATTTACCGTGTGCCATTGGCGAACATTGATTTGAACGCAGCGAACCTGACTGAAACAGAAAAGCGTGTGAACATGTTGCGCACTTTGGTGTTCTCTGGTTTCTCACCAGAAGATGCTTTGAAGGCTCTTGGTTTGCCAGAGATTGCTCACACTGGTGTTCCTTCAACACAGTTGCAACCTTTGCAGAATGTGAACCCTGATGATCCTGCGAGCGTATATCCATGATCACTAATGGTGTGTTGTCTGTTGGCACTGCTGCTTCACGCATTGATGGTCGCGCTGCTGGTTCTACTTTGCTAACTATTCACAACAACGACAACACTGATGCGGTCTATCTTGGTGATGAGAATGTGACAACCGTGAATGGTTTGGTTGTTGCAAAATCGGAACGCATTCAAATGGTGTTGCATCCTTTGGAACAGTTGTACATCATTTCTTCTAAGAATGGTCACACTGTTAGTTGGTTGAGACAGGAAAACTGATGCCATATTTTATTCAAAAAGATCATCCCGATTGTTCAGGGTGGGCAACCGTTGATGCCGATGGTGTTGTGCTTGGTTGCCACACCACAAAGAAAGATGCGATTGATCAGATGGTTGCTGTCGCATTGGCAACAGATGAACCGATTGGTGGCGAACGCGAACTGCGTGCTGTTGATTTGTCTGCACCAGTTTTCATGCGTGCAAATGCGCGCAGAGGATTGCGCCTGTATGCCGAAGGCAAAGGTGGCGATGGTCTAGTTCCGCAAACAATCACAGATGCACGCAGAATGGTTGCTGGTGAAATCAGTGAACAGAAGTGGCGCAAAATCAATGCATGGATTGCGCGTCACCTTGTGGATTTGGAAGCAGTTGAAGATGGCGAAATCACTGCAGGTGTGGTGGCGCATTTGTTGTGGGGTTCGGGTGCGACACGCTCAGAGGCGTTACGGACTCAGGCTTATGCGAAGCGGATCATTGAACAGTTGGATTCTGAAGCACGAAGCCTTGAAGAGAACACGCATGCTTGGACACACAAGCAATGGTTGTTGTATGACGCGCTAGAAGATATCGCTGAGCGCACAGGCAAATGGATGAAAGATGCCTATGGCGATGGCGCACACTATGTGGAAGAGTCACCATTTCAGGATGAAGGTTTGATCTGTGCGAACTGTGCTTTCTACGAAGGTGGTCAGGCTTGCGAAATTGTTGAAGGCGGAATCAAACCGAACGCAATCTGCAAGTTTTGGATCATCCCGAATGTGTTGATCACTGATGCACGCATGCAATCAGGTGAAGCCTATGGTGGCATGACAAGCAACATGGATGATGATTTAGAATCAGATGAACCAGATGATTTGGATGGTGAGTGAAAATGGAAATACGCAAAATCAATGTGCAAGATTTTGAGATACGCGAAGAAGGCGATGGCATGTCTTTTCGTGGATACGCTGCAGTGTTCAATTCTCCTTCTGAACCGTTGCCATTCACGGAAACAATTCGTGCTGGCGCGTTCGGCAAATCGTTGCGTTCGCGTGCCACAATCAAAATGTTCCTGAACCATGACAGCACACTTGTTCTTGCTTCCACACGCAGCAAAACTTTGAAACTGACTGAAGATGCAACAGGGTTGTTGGCAGAAGCACAACTGCCAGACACCACCTATGCGCGTGATCTTGCTGTGTCCATGAAGCGTGGCGATGTTGATTCCATGTCTTTCGGTTTCACTGTTCCTTCTGGTGGGGATCGCTGGTCGGATGATGGGATGACACGCGAACTGCGTCAAATCAAATTGCATGAAGTTTCTGTTGTGACTGGTTTCCCTGCTTACACTGCAACAACTGCACAGGTGCGTTCCATTGATGCGCTTGCACAGCGCACAGGTTCTGATGTGGATCAACTTGCTGATGCGCTCACTGTGCTTGAAGCAGGAATGAATCTGAGTGATGATCAAGCAGCGTTGCTCACTGAAACTGTTGCGAAACTTCGCAACGATCCTTCTGCACCTGTCGCACTTGACATCAAGCGCAAGCAACTTGATCTGCTACTGAATAAGATCAACTAGTTGCACAAAACTTTTTTTTGATGTTCAATAGATGATGTGTCTGTGTCCCACAGCACGCTGATCTTGTGCGTGTCCCACGCCTATCAAACACATCTATCCATTTTTCTATTGATAAGGAAATCAAAAAATGTCGTACATTGACAAGCAAGTTGAAATCCGTCAGCGCGCATGGGAAGAGGCGAAAGCACTTCTTGACCACGCAGAGGCTGAAGGTCGCGATCTTTCTGGCGAAGAGTCAGAAAAGTATGATCGCATCACGAAGGAACTTGAAGAGCGTGCAGCAGTCATCGCAAAGTTGAAGGCTGATGAAGAGCGCGAAAACAAGTTTGCTGCAGCAGCACACGGAATTGAAACACAGGTTCGCAACACTGCAACCGTGAATCACGATGCAGAACTGATCCGTTCGCTTGCGCGTGGCGAGATTCGCACCGCCAATTTTGAGCGTCGCGATGTGACCACCGCCAGCACTGGCGCACCAGTTCCAACTTCGTTCTATGCAGAGATCATGAAGCACATGGTTGTTGCTTCTCCAATGCTTGAAGTTGCAAACATCATCCGCACTGCTGGTGGCGAGAACCTGCAAATCCCACGCACCAGCGCATACAGCACGGCTGCACAGGTTGCACAAGGTTCAGCATTCGCTGAAAGCGATCCAACCTTTCAATCGTTCTTGACGCTTGGCGCATACAAGCATGGATTCCTTGTCCAAGTTTCACGCGAAATGGTTGAAGATTCTGGTGTTGATCTGCTTGGTTTCCTAGCCGAACAGGCTGGTATCGCGATCGGTGTTGCGCTTGGTTCGGCAACCACGCTTGGTTCTGGAAGCAACGCACCAACAGGAATCATCACTGCAGCAGGAACTGGTGTCACTGGTTCAACTGCTGTCACTGGTGCATTCACCGCAGACAACCTCATTGATCTTGCGTACAGCGTGAACAGTGCATATCGCCGCATGCCTAACACTGGCTGGCAGATGAAAGGCACAACGATTGCTGCAACACGCAAGTTGAAGGACACCTACGGTCAGTACCTGTTCCAGCCTTCGCTGCAAGCAGGTCAGCCTGATCAGTTGCTTGGTTACCCAATTTGGGAGAACCCTGACATGGCTGCTGTTGGAACCGCTAACAAGTCGGTTCTGTTCGGCAACTACCGTCAATATCACATCCGCCTTGCTGGTGGCATTTCATTTGATCGTTCAGATGACTATGCATTCGCCAATGACCTCATCACCTTCCGCGCACGCGTGCGTGCCGATGGTGGCTTGGCTCAACAGGGTGCAGTGAATGTGTTCCTTGGTGGTGCTTCCTGATCTAATCAGGGACAGTACAACTGAAGAACTAGGATTTGGGTGGCAGCGCGCGCAGGGCTGTCACCCATTTTCTATGTCTAGGAGGAATCGTGAATGCTGGTGATAATCAAAAACACACCGATGGATTTGCCAGAAACGGAAGCACATTTTCTGCTTCAAGCAGGATTGGCGCACTTACCAGAAACGCGACCATCAAAACGAAAGAGCAGTTACGAATCCTCTGGTATTCCAACGCACCTTTCACCGCAACAGGTTACGGAGTCCAAACCGCCGACACGATCACGCGCTTCAAAGAAGAAGGACACGAAGTAGCAGTTGCTTGCAACTATGGGATCGCTGGTGCGCCTTCAATGTGGAACGGAATCAAATTGTTTCCGACAGGTTCTGCACCATATTCGGATGATGTGCTTGCAGCGCATTATGCGGAATGGACAACAGGAAGCAAACTGCAACCTGTACTTTTCACATTGTTTGATGCATGGGTATTCAACATCAATTTTGTGAAAGATATTCCACGCATTTGCGCATGGACACCCATTGATCATGTTCCTGTTCCACCGCGCGTTTTGAACTTTCTTGCACAACCGAATGTGACACCAATCGCAATGTCCAAGTTCGGGTTGGAACAGATGCACGCTGCAGGGTTGGATGCTGTGTACATTCCGCATGGCATTAGTGACACTTTCAAACCAACAACCAAATCTGTGTTCGGCACAGGTCGCGAACTGATGCAAGTTGAAGATGACAAGTTTGTTGTGATGATGAACAGCGCAAACAAAGGTGCTGCACCTTGTCGGAAAGCGTTTGGTGAAAACATTCTTGCGTTCTCTATTTTCGCTGCAGACAAACCTGATGCTGTGTTGTATTTGCACACAGAGGATCGTGGCACACAAGGTGGAATCAATCTGCTTGCGTTGTGTAAGGCTGTGGGTTTGCAACCTGATCAGGTTCGGTTCGTGGATCAGTACGCATACAAGATGAACATTGCACAGGATGCGCTTGCTTCTCTTTATACCGCGTCAGATGTTTTGTTGGCGTGCAGTATGGGTGAAGGTTTTGGTGTGCCTGTGGTGGAAGCGCAAGCGTGTGGAACTCCTGTGATTGTGTCCAACTGGACTGCGCAACCTGAACTGGTTGGCGATGGGTTTGTTGTTGATGCGCAACCTTGGTGGGATGCTGCACAGGATTCATGGTTTTGCACTCCGTTTGTGAAACAGATTGTTGAAGCGTTGAATGCGCAGTATGAGAAGCCACGCGCACGATCTGCAGAAGGAATGAAGTTCGCTGATGGTTACAGGTTCAGCAAAGTGTTTGATCAGTATTGGAAACCGTTCTTGAAGGCGTTGGCATGAAACTGTTGTGGGTGTCGCATCATCTTCCTTCTGTTGCGCAGGAAGGTTCTGAATGGTTGCAGGGTGAGTATCGTGGTGGTGCAGAAATGTCTGATGCAGATTATTTCGCTGGCGCACCTGATTGGGTTGATGTGTGGCGTGTTCATCCTGAACAGTTGATTGGTGTGGATGTGCGAGAGTTTGACAGGGTGTTGATCACTGGCACTGATTATTTGACTGAACTGCAAATGCAATATCTGGCACTGTTCAAGCCGATGGTGTTTGTGCATCATCAGCAGACACGCACGAACGGAAGAATGGTGTTGTTGCAACAGGCTGATCCGTTTGTGTGTCACACTCCTGCACATTTGGCTGTGGAACAGCAGTGGTGCAATCTTGAGAACACAGGGTTGGTGTTGTCTGCTTTGAATGTTGATGATTGTTGGATTGATCACAAAGAACCGTTTGCTTTGTGGGCTGCACGCAACCATCCGTTGAAAGGTAAGAATCAGGCTGCGTTGTGGGCTGCGGAACATGATTTGCCTTTTCTTGCTGTGTCTGATTTGGCGCGTGATGAAGTGCTTGCGTTGATGGCTTCAGCGTCATGGTTTCTGCATTTTCCTTTGGCGTTTGAGTCTGAGTGTCGCAGTGTGATGGAAGCAGTTCTTTCTGGTTGCACTGTGCGCACGAATGACAATGTGGGTATCACTTCCTATGAGCGTTGGAATGATCCGCAGTGGTTGTCTGATGAGATTGATTCTGCGTCAGAAAAGTTTTGGGGGTTCGTGTGCAGGTAGCAGTTCTGATTCCTACTTTGCGCAGGGCGTTCAGGCTTCGTGCTGTGGCGAACAATGTGATGCAGTCTGATTCGCGTTGTGTGCCTGTGTTTATTTGTGAAGCAGAGGATGAAGAAAGTATTGAAACGGTTGATCAGATTGAAGGTGCGCAACTTGTGATCAATGTGCGTGCGCGTTCGTATGCTGGCGCAATCAATACTGCTGTTGCGTGGATGGATTGGGATTGGTTCTTTCTAGGTTCTGATGATTTGGATTTTCGTGCAGGTTGGTTTGATCATGCGCTGGCTGTCGCAGATGGGTTTGATGTGGTTGGCACTAACGATTTGCACAATCCTGATGTTTTGAACGGCACTCATTCAACACATTCTTTGGTGCGTGGATCGTATGCGCGGAATGGTTGTGTTGATGTTCCTGATGTGTGCCTGTTTGAAGGGTATCGCCACAACTGGTGTGACACAGAGTTCATCGCGACTGCTTCTGCGCGTGGCGTGTTTGTTCCTTGTTTGGATTCTGTGGTGGAACATTTGCATTGGGTGTGGGGAAACAATGTGATGGATTCAACTTATGACAAAGGCAGAATGAGTGAAGGATTGGATCGGCAACTATTTAGTGAAAGGCAGAAGTTGTGGAATGGCATATAACTGGCGCAGGTGGATTCATCGGTTCGCATGTCGCATGGCATCTAATCAATCAAGGCGAAAAGGTTGTTGTGTATGGCACGAAAGCACCCACGCATCCGTTCCGTTTGAACGCATGGCAATCTGCAGCAGAACACAAGTTTCTTGATTTGCGTCATGAGATTCCCGATTTCACTTCTGCTGATCGTGTCTTGCATTTCGCTGCAGATATGGGTGGTGTCGGATATTTCACTGCACACGATTACAAACCTTTCATCAACAATGCGCGCATGACATTCAATGTGTTGGATGCTGTGCATAGGTATGAAACACCACGCACTTTCTTGGCTGCTTCAGCGTGCGCATATCCGATTGTGTTTCAACAATCGTTGCGTACCAGCAAACCGCTTGCGGAATGGATGTTGGATAGTGGCACACCTGATCAGATGTATGGTCGCGAAAAGTTGAACATGGTGATGTTGGCTGAACGCTCTGCTGTGGATGTGCGTGTTGGTTTGTTGCACACGATCTATGGCATTGGGCAAGAGTCCGAAGGTGAGAGGGTGAAGTTTCCTGTTGCTGCTGTGAAGAAGGTTCTGCAAGCGCGCGACACTGGTGTTGTTGATTGTTGGGGTACTGGTGAACAGTTGCGTTCCTATCTGTACATTGATGATGCTGTGCGCAAGATTCTTGCTGTGGTCAATGGGGAGAACCGCAAGCCTGTGAACATTGGTTTCGCTGGCAACATTTCCTGCATTGATGTTCTGCGTTTGTGTGCAGACATTGTTGGCATTGATCCTGAATATGTGTTCTCAACCGATAAGCCTTCGGGTGTGGTGAATCGTGATTGCAACAACGAACTGTTTGATTCGCTGTATGGCAACATGGACACGGTTGGATATCGGGATGGTTTCAGCAGACTGATCAACTGGTTAGGGTAGGATTGGCGCATGGCTTTGACTAACGCTTATTGCACTTTGAATGAACTGAAAGCAGCGTTGCGGATCACTGATGCTGTTGATGACACACTGCTTGAGAACTGCATCAATGCTTCCGCACGCCTGATTGATGGTTACGCTAACAGGTATTTCTACAATGGTGGAACAGCCACCAGAATCTTCGCTGCGGAATCTGCGCTGGTGTGTCAAACAGATGACATGCTTGGAACTGCGATCACTGTCAAAACTGCTTCAACAGATGTGAAGGTTTATGACACCACATGGGATGTTACTGATTATCAGATTGAACCTTTGAATGGTGTCAGCGATGGGCAGTCATGGGTGTACACACGCATTCGTGCTGTTGGTGATTATCTGTTTCCAACATTGGATGATCAAGCATGGGTGCAGGTCACTGCTGTTTGGGGTTGGTCTGCTGTCCCACCACAGGTGACACAAGCAAACATTCTTCAGGCTGCACGCCTGTTCAAGCGTTACGATTCGCCACTTGGTGTTGCAGGGTTCGGTGATTTCGGTGCTGTGCGTGTGTCGCGTTCTCTTGATCCTGATGTTGCACAGTTGGTTGATCCTTTCCGCAGAATGGATTTCCTTGCATGAGTGCAACTATCAGTGAAGTGAAAACTGCGCTTGCCACGAAACTTGGCACGATCACAGGGTTGCGTGCTTACGCATACCAGCCTGATTCACCTGCGTTTCCGTGTGCGATTCCGACACTGAACGAAATCCAATATCATGGTGCTATGGGTGCAGGTTTGGTGACCTACACTTTCACGGTTTCAATCATTGTGGGTCGCGTGTCTGAACGATCCAGCGAATCCAAGTTGAATGATTACGCTTCGTATTCGGGTGCTTCTTCTGTGCGTCAGGTGCTGGAATTGGATGGTTCTCTTGGTGGTGTGGTTGCCGATACGCTGGTGAACAACGCAACCAACATCACTTCTATCAGCCTGAATGATGCCGACTATTTGGTGATTGATTTTTCAGTCACAGTGTATGATTCCTGACATGACCAAATATGTAGTCACTGGCAGTTTGCCGATTTGCGATGTTCCCACAGGTGGCACAGTGGAAGGCAGTGCCATTCCTGATGTAGAATTACTTTTGCAAATCTGCGCCATTGCACCAGTTCCCGATCCAAAATCCAGAGTCAAGGAAGTAGAGTCCGAAAATGGCGAAGCAAGTTCTAACTGATGTATATGTGTCGCTTGGTGGCACAAACATTTCTTCATATGTTGCACAGGTTTCACTAAGCACTTCGGTTGCTGAAGTAACCACCACAGCATTCGGTGACACTTCTGTGCGCCGTGTTGGTGGACTCAAAGACAACAGTGTCACGCTTTCAATTCATCAGGACTACAGCGCAGTAGAAACACTTGTGTATCCGTTGATTGGTTCAACTGCACAAATGATCGTGCGCCCATCGGGTACTGCTGCAACACCAGCATCCACTGCATCGCCTTCCTACACATTCAATGTGCTTGTCACGGAGTGGTCACCTGTGAACGGTGCTGTTGGCGAACTTGCCACTGCAGATGTTTCATGGTTGATTGATGGTGCAATCACCAAGGCTGTTGCCTGATCTAACACAAAGGAAACCTGCGCATGAAAGTTGCATTGAAAGTAACTGACACGAATCAGAACACACGCGAAGTTGTTGCACAGTTCGCAGACTTCATTGCATGGGAAACGGAAAACAATCGTTCCCTTGCAACCTTTGAAGCCGACATGAAACTGCGTGATCTTTGCTGGTTGGCGTGGCATACAGAGTTCAGAAACAAAGTGACTGTGCTTCCGTTTGATCAATGGTTGAATGATGTTGCTTTGATTGAACCTGTTGCTGATGGGAATGTGATTGTCCCTTTGGAGAGTCAAGCGCACATTGGATGATTGCCTATCTCGCTTGCGAGACAGGGATTGCACCTAGTGTGTTGCTGAAAGAGTCGCCTAGAATGCTTTACACAATGCAGGGTTATTTGCGTTGGCGTGCAGTGAAAATGGAACAGGCGTATCGTGGCAAAGGCTAGAGCAGTCGGAAGAGGCAAACAGGCTTCTATCTACATTGAAGGTGTTGCTGAGTTCATCCGTGATGTGTCGCGTGCCGATCCGCAGTTCAACAAAGAGTTGCGCAAGGCTGCGATTGATGTGTCAAAGATTCTTGTGGCTGATACACAAAAAACTGCTGCATCTGTGAAGCATGAAGGCACAGGAAAATCTGCGATGTTTGTGGAGGCAGCGAAAGGTTTGAAGGCGTACCCTGATCGTTTTCCGACAATCAAACTTTCTGGTTCTTCTGGTTTCGTGTCGCGTTCTGCGCCGAACAAGAAACGCAAAACGAAGGTGACACGCAGTGATGTTTTCTTTGGTGCAGAGTTTGGTGGTCGCGCTAGGCGATCCACGAACCAGTTCAATCCTTATGTGCAGTCACCTACGGGCAGGGGTGGCAGGGGGTATTTCTTTTTCCCTACTGTGCGCAGGGATGCTGGCAAGATCGCGGAACAGTATTTGGATGCGATTGATGTGATTCTGCGGAAACTGTCGGATGAGTAGGTTTCGCAAAGCCTTATGGGATAAGGGCTAGAGAATTGTTGCGCTGGCTGGTTCTGTGGGTATAAGATGTTCTTATGAACAACGGAGGAACAATGAACACAGCAACAATCACCATCGCAGGAATCACACGCGAAGTTGAGTTTCCATATGACAATCCAACTTGCTTTTCAAGCCAAGCAATTTTCGCTTGCAAGATCGGCAATGGCGAAAAGTTACATCGCGCACGAATGGATGCATTCAAGTTTGATTCTGCAGAAGATGCAATGAAGATGGGCTACAAGGCTGATGCAATCTTCACCTTCGGCACACAAGTAGTTGCAGTGACAACACGCACACAGATACGCAATCGCCAAGCACGAATTGTTGCCTTTGCAGACACTGTTGCAGGAAGCGCAAATACAACAAAGCAGAACTATCACGGAAGCATCTGAAGAAGAAGCAAAGTGAAAGGAACAGAAGGAACAATGAACACAATCAAAATCAGCGCATCGTTTTGGGATGACCATGAAGAAAGGTTGTGGTATGGCGACTGCGACAATCTGCAACCAAACGAATGCATGCACATTGATGGTGTGATGCGTTGCACAGTGGTGGCACGCAACAGCAAGCAGGTCACTTTGCAGATGTGTATGGATGGTGTGAAAGAACTGTATTCGGATGCTTCGTATCAAGCAGAGATTTCTGTTGATGATTCAAGCATGCGTGCTTATGGTGCGATGGCAAAGCGCGTGATGGAAGCGATCCGCAAACAGGTTGAATTGCCAGAAGGCTTTCTTCGCACATGGGCATTGCGCTGATGTTCGCGGTTCGTGTTCCTTCGGTGAAGTCGGTGCATGTGCATCCGTTCGCAGAGGACTGGTCGCAACTGCGCGCACGCTTGCTTCAACATGTTGAACGCGCAGACAAGTTCGCAGGTGATCTGTATTCGCCAGTGACCTATGCCGATGGTGCGAAGCGTGGCAACGCTGGCGTGTTGCAAGTGAATGCGCTGGTGATTGATTTGGATGGTGAAGCGTTGGATGTTGCGTTGCCGAACATTGCGCATCTGGAGTTTGTCGCCTACACAACTTTCAGCCACAAGGCGGATGATCCGCATTGGCATCTGGTGCTTCCGTTGGCTTCACCTGTACCTGCATGCGATTGGTCTGCTGTGTGGCATGGTGCGCATCGGCAGATTGGTTTGGGTGGTGACATCAAGACTAAAGATGTGGCACGCATTTTCTTTCTGCCACAGCATGCACCTGATTTGGTGCATCAAACTTTGGTGAACTCTGGTGATTGGTTTGTGCCTGTTCGTGGTGTTGTGCCTGTGCGCAAACAGTCGCACACTGATCATGTTGTGGTGCGTGTCCCTGATTCGTTTTGGGATGAACCGTGTGATGACTCTTGGCGTGCAGGGTTGGATCGTGTTGGTGCTTTGCGGTTGGCGCGCGAAAGGCTTGCGCAACTGCGTATGTAGAATGTGTGCATGGCACGCGCACGATCTTTCACCATCCGTATTGTTGGCGATGCAAAGGATGCACAGCGCGCACTGAAAGGTATCGGTGCTTCCGCTAAAGGTTTGTCTGGTTCTCTTGCACCAGCAACTGCAGGTTTGGGGAAACTGTTTGGTGCTGCTGCTGGTGTTGTTGGTTTCGCTGCGATCACCAGAGGAATCAGTTCAATGGTGTCTGCTGCGTATGAGTCGCAGAAGGTGTTGAAACAAACTGAAGCGATTGTGAAAGCAACTGGCATGGCTGCAGGAATGACTGCAGGTGATATCAGTGCTTTGGCTGATTCGTTGTCAAAGAAAGTTGGCATTGATGATGAAGCGATTCAAACCAGCCTGAACTTGTTGCTCACTTTCAAACAGGTGCGCAATGAAGTTGGTGCAGGGAACGATGTGTTTGATCGTGCTGCTCAGGCTGCATTGGATTTGGGGAATGTGTTCGGTTCTACCGATTCGGCTGCGGTGCAACTTGGCAAAGCGTTGTCTGATCCTGTGCGTGGTGTCACTGCACTTCGGCGTTCTGGTATTAACTTCACGCAAGCACAGTTGGATCAGATCAAAGCGTTGGTTGCTTCTAATGATTTGTTGAGCGCACAGAAAATCATTTTGGGTGAAGTGGAGTCGCAGGTTGGTGGTACTGCTGAAGCCACTGCTACTTCTGCGGATCGTTTCAAGGTTGCGTTTGAAAACATTGCAGAGAACATTGGCACTCTGCTTCTTCCTGCGATGGAAGCGTTTGCGAATTACATGATCAACACTGTGCTTCCGTTTGTGCAGAGGGTGATTGATGCGTTCAAGGAAGGTGGTTTGGCTGGCGCGTTGCAGGTTGCTGCTGGTGCGTTCTTGAACTTCACCACAAATGGTGGCACTGCAGCAGAAGTTGTTTCTGGTTTGTTGGCGATTCTTGCTGGTGCTGCTGCAGCATGGCTTGCATACACAGCAGGAACGATTGCTGCAACGATTGCAACAGTTGGTTTGTCTGCTGCGATTGCTTCCATTCCTGTGATTGGTCAGATTGCTGTGATTGTTGGTTTGATCATTGCTGCGTTCACCTATCTGATTCTGAAATCGCAAGCGTTCCGCGACATGATGAAAGAAGTTTGGAATGGTTTGGTGACACTTGTTGAAGGTGCATTGAACGGAATCCTGTTCGTGTTAGAAACAGCAATCAATGCGTTCGCTGATGCAATCAACTTGCTGATCAAGGCATACAACAAGATTCCATTCTTGGGTGATGTTGATGAGTTTGATGACATCAACTTGCAAGTTGATTTCACTGCAGCAAAGTTCGGCAATGCTGCGAACGCTATTCAGGGTTATGCACTGAGCGCAGAACAGGCTGCGTATGCGACAAGCATTCTTGACAATGAACTTGCTGCACTGGCTGGCATTCCTGCAGTGAGGGAATTGGCTGGTGCATACAAAGCAACGGAGGGTTTCAAATCCAGTTTGAGCGGTGTTGGTTCTTCAGTTCCGCAGGAAACTCCTGCAGAGCGTTTTTTGAAAGCGATGCGCGAAGGTGCAGACAAGGCTGCGGAAGCGTTTCGCAGTTTGCGTGATGACATCGCAAAGAGCATCAGTGGGTTGCTTGATCTTGGTGACGCTTTTGAAGTTGGTGGAACAGGCAGAGGAATGGTGCGTGCGTTCACTCAGCAAGGCAGAGACATTTTGAATTATGCACGCAACCTTGCAACCTTGCAGCGTCAAGGTTTGGGTCAGCCAGCGTTGCAGCAGATTCTTGGAATGAATCTCACTGAAGGTTCCGCGATTGCGCAAGCGTTGGTTGATGGTGGCATTCAGCAGATACGCCAGATCAATCGTGTGTTTGGTCAGGTGGCGCAAGCAGGGATGGAACTTGGTACTCAGTTTGCGACTGCTGTGAATCCGTATGGTGCGCAGATTGCGACACAGCAGGATGTTGTGAATCAGACTGTGACTAACAATTTCAATGTGGTTGTGAACAGTAATGATCCGAATGCTGTGGTGAATGCGTTGCGTACTTATCAGAGGCAGAACGGATCAATTCCGATTCGTGTTGCAGGAGGCATTTGATGCCTTACGGAAACACGATCACTTGGTCTGTTTCATATGGGACTGGTTACAGCAACACACTTTCTGATGTGCAATCACTATCGGTATTTCAGGGAAGGCAATACATTGCTGATCCGTTTGATGCTTCAACTGCCACGATTGAATGCAGAAACATTTCTGCATGGTCTGCAACGAAACCAAGAGTGAAACGCCCAATAAAGATCACAGCAACTGTTAGTGGATTATTCACTGCGACAGTTTTTAATGGTTACATCAGCGATGTTCAAATTAACTACGGTCTAACAACCGATCTTGATACAGCAACGATCCGTTGTGAAGGCATTCTTGCAAGATGGGGTCGCAGAACTTTGAGTGCAGAATCTTTGTCACAGTTGCCGACAGGATCACAAGCAAGTTCTGCAAGCACCGCATTGGGTTTAACAATGATTCAAGACCCTGGTCGTTCTATTGCTGCTGCACAGACCTACACAGGAAACGCCTTGGATTACTTAAACACGGTTTCCGCAACGGAAGTTGGTCGCCTTGTTCAAACAGGAGACACTGTTTATTTTTTTCAACGAAATGTCAGCACAGCAATCACAGAAACTTTTACCGATCTGACGGGTTCTGGAAATATCAAATACGATGTTTTGAGATTCAAAAGTGCTGCAGAGGATTATTACAGCAGAGTGAGAATAGAACCGTTAGGTTTGGCTGCACAAACTTCTTCTTCGGGTTCTGCGCCATATTATGAACTGGTTCAAAGTTCGTATGATTACAACACCACGCAAGCAAAAGCACATGCGGATTATTTGTTGGGATTGTTTGCCGAACGCGATTCAATGCCTAGTCAAATATCTGCACTGTGGGAAATGCAAACCAGTGACGGAAGGAAAGCAGATTTCTTCAACTTGATGTCTGACATTCGCCAACTGAACCGAAGTGTTTCCATTGCGTTCCGTTCATCGGTTTATTACTGCATCACCGAAGGAACACTGATTGAAGCAACACCGAATGAAACACGCTTAACAATCAATCTTTCAGGCAAAGATTTGAATGCAGCACTAATATGGTCTGGCGAATCTCCGTATGGAGAATGGGACAACAACGATTGGACATATTGATTCATGGCAACTCCTACCGATCTTCCTGCATCAGTTGCGACTGGTGATCCTGCAACTTCAACATGGGCTAATGGCATTCGTGGCGCGTTTCGTATTCTGCAGGTGGTGTCAGCAACCAGCACAACAGCATGGTCAAACGCAACCAGCACTTACACTGCGATCACTGGTGTAACTGTGGACATCACACCACAGGCAACATCATCAAAGATTTTTGTGGTGGTCAGTTTGGGTGGCGCATACAAAGCAACAAACAACACTTCGCTTGATGTGGAACTGCGCAGAGGAACAACCACAATCAGCACGCTTGGATCAAACTTCAACACAGCAACCACAGCCACAAACGCTGGAACGGTTGTGATCACCTATCTTGATTCGCCTTCAACAACTGCTTCACGCACCTATGCTGTGCGCGGAAGATCATCTGCAAACTTGGCGACAGTTGGTGCAACACTTGGTGGAGATTCCACGATCACAGTTTTTGAGGTTTCAGCATGACGCACACACAAATCATTGAAGCATTGTTGGCATTGGGTTTTGATTCTGGCTGGTCGTTATCTGGTGAAGATATTGATGGGATGCTGTGGTTGAATGATGCACCGAAACCAACATTGGAAGAACTGCAAGCAGCGTTAGGAGAACCAGCATGAACAAAGAGTTTCTGAAATCATGGTCGCGTTCTGTTCTGGTTTGTTTGTTGATGGTGATCACTTCAACAGGGATGAGCATGAAAGATGTGCTGGTTGCTTTGGGTGTGTCAATCATCGCACCTGTGATCCGTTGGTTGGATGAAGAAGATTCTGCATTTGGAAGAGGCGCACAATGACTGTAAACACCACAGATTTTTACTACTGGCAAAACGCATCCAAGTGGGACTATTTGTTGTTCCGCAAAACTTCACCGAACCTTGAACTGATCAAGGATTATTTGGTGAAGCACATTGGCGGTGCAAATTGGGGAACATACAACCGCAGACCGATCAAGGGTGGCACGCTTCCTTCAACACATTCTTTTGGTGCAGCGTTGGATTGGGCATACAACACACCTGAGCAGAAAGAAGCAGCGATCAAGTTTCTGATTGAGAACAGCAAGGAACTTGGTGTGCAGATGGTTGCCGATTATGAAGGTTGCAGAATCTGGATCAGCAAACGCAAGGATGGTGTCGCGTATTGGAAACCGCAGACACCGAACGCCTATGGGATGTGCAGTCCTAGTTCGCGCTGGTTGCACATTGAGATCACTAACACTTCGTGGCGTTGGCGTGTTCCTCTCTACCTGCGGATAGATAAACCTATCTAATCGGCTGTAAGGCTCTAGGCTGATTTGGGGGTATCTAACTACCCGAAACGGCTTTGCGTGGCTTAGAACGCAATACAGGCGGAATGGTGGCATTGTGGCTGGAAGCCTTGCACCACAAGACTCACAGCAATAGTGGGTTCTATACTTGCAGCGATGGTTCTGCGCATGTCCAGAAAGCCTTGCAGGATATGAATGAAATCTATGTGCCGATCATCGTGGCGTTGATCGGTTCACCTTTGATGTGGTTGTTGAGTCGGCTGGACAAAAGGAACACAGAACAGCACGCGAATAGCATGCAGGTGTTGCAAGAAATCAAAGAAGATGTGCGAGAAGCAAAAGCCGACATCAAGAAGCACATTGACTGGCATCTTGACCAGTAGGAGGATCAATGAACCTGCGCGATGAATTGAAATCGCATCTGCGGAAATCTGGTGGTGATTGCGCTGTGCGTGTCATGTTGGATTCTGCAGGGAAACTGCGTGAAGAAATTGAAGAACTGTTGAATGATCCTGCTGTGCCTTCTTCTGCTTTGGCACGCTTGTTGCAGTCACATGGTTTCAGTATCAAAGATCATTCTGTGACACGCCATCGCAGGAAGGAATGCACTTGTGAGCATGCGTGAAGAACTAGAAAGCCTTGAACGGATTCAACTGCAACGCAAGATGGATGATGCGAAACGCGAAGTTGCTGATGCGCGTGAGCGTGCAAAGATCGCTGAAGAAGCAATGCAACGGATGCAGCGTGAACTTGGTTTGCTAACTCATCTTTCTAAATCTTCTCCTGCTACATGGATGACGCAACCTGCGAAAGCAAAAGCGCATCGCGGAACACCATTCCTGTTGTTGTCGGATTTGCATTTGGATGAAGTTGTGAACCCTGCAGAAGTGATGGGAAGCAACGCATACAACAGGCGGATTGCGGAACTGCGGATGAAGAAACTGTTTGAATCTGCTGTGAAAGTGTCACGCGACTATTGGTCTGGTGTGACCTATGACGGAATAGTTATGCCTCTTGCTGGCGACATTTTCTCTGGTGACATTCACGAAGAACTATCTGAAACCAATGAGGACACAATGTTGGGCAGTGTGTTGCATTGGGCTGACCATCTGTCTGCAGGTGTGAGCATGCTTGCGGATCATTTCGGGAAAGTGCATGTGCCTGTGGTAGTGGGCAATCACGGTAGGCGCACACGCAAACCGCGCGCCAAGATGCGCGCACGCGACAATTTTGATTGGTTCATTGGGCAGATGTTGGCACGCCAATTCCGCAACGATAAGCGCGTCACTTTTGATGTGAGCGATGGTGCAGATTTGGTGGTGCAGTCATACGGTGACAAAGTGTTGATCACGCATGGTGATCAAGCGAATGGTGGCAACGGTATTGGTGGTGCGATGATGCCGATCATGCGACTGGATGCGAAGAAGCGTCAAAGGCAGAACGCAGTGAATCAACCATACGATCTGATGGTGATGGGACATTGGCACACACTGATCTTTGCGCCACAGTTCATTGTGAACGGATCGTTGAAAGGTGCTGATGAATACTGTTGGATTGGCAACTTCGGTTTTGAAGAACCAGCACAAGCAATGTGGTTGATGACCCCTGAGCATGGCAAGACATTCACTGCACCAATCTTTGTGCAAGATAGAAAGGTTGAGAAATGGTGAACGCAGATGATCTCGCGATTGTGTTGATTGTTTGGGCTGATGCGCACACAGGTGATCATGGTTGGATCAGCACTGATGTTGATTCTCAGGATGAAATGCTGGTGCAGTCTGCAGGGTTTCTTGTTCCTGCCGATGAAGGAGGCAAGAAGGATCATGTCACTTTGTGGCAGTCGCTGTGCGAAGAGGAAGGCATTGCGTTGTTTCATATTCCTGTGGACATGGTGCGCACGATCAAAGTGTTGCGACCAGCAAAACCGAACTAATACAACTTGTGCCTATACAACTAGGATTGCCAATCCACTTGTTGAAGGATTGATGATGTTGAGCGTGGATGAATTGCATGATTTGGTTTGGATGTTGCGCAGGGTTGTTGTGCATGGTGAGCATGCTGAACGGTTGATCCAGTTGGAAGCGCGTTTGCAGCAGGAGTTGCACAGCAAGAAGGCACGCCAGCACGCTGCTTGAGAATGCAAAAAGCGCACCACCATTTCTGGCAGTGCGCTTCTCGCAGGTGTGTTCAGAACTCTGGTGATTGATATGCACGCTGACTGTTCAAACGAATGAATCCATATTTGCTTCCTTGCGAACGGTACGAACCATCTGCACGCAATGTGTATGAGTCTGCATAACTTCCCATCACCGTTTGCTGTGCGCTGGATACTGAAAACCCACAATCAATCAAATACTTGATCATCTCATTTGAAATTGTCTCCCACGCTTTGATTGTGTGTTCTGCCCGTGCTTCATCAGTAAGCGCATTCCATTGTTCAATATCCATGCCAACTTCCTTCAACAATGATTCTGCGGATGTTGTGGTGATCGTGCGCCCATTGCGCTTCATATCAATGATGATTTCGTGGTACGAATCTGATCCGATTCCGTAGGACACGCTCATTCCGATTGCTGGTGTTGTCTTGGTTTCCATTTCTGTTTCTCCTGTGTTCGGCGTTGTTGCCATGCAGAAAGTATAAGGGGAACTTATACAGGAATGCAATAGTTATTTGAGCCTTATTTTATAAGGGTTTCCCGATGTGTCCCCACATAACGCACGCTGATATGAACTCTGAAGCACCCCTTCACTACCGTGAAACCAGACCCCACAACAGGAGGAAAAATGCAGATACCCAAACCGCCACACGGATCACTTGAATGGCATCAGATACGCCACCGCGATGAACAAGATCGCGTCAGATTCGGCGCAAGCGAAGCACCAATTCTTGCTGGTGTCAGCAAATACGAAACGATCACATCACTAGCACTGCGCAAATGGTCGCCACCAGAAGTGAACGAACCGAACGCAGCGATGATGCGTGGCAACATTCTTGAACCAGCATTGATCACCTACGCAGAACAGATACTGCAACAACCAGTGACCACACCAGATGTCATGTATGCGAACGGAAGATTCATCGCAACATTGGATGGACTCACCGAAGATTGTTCAACAATCGTGGAAGCAAAAACAACTGTCGCCTACTCAAGCGATGATGAACTTCCTGAAGAATACTTTTGGCAAGTGATGGCACAGTTCGCTTGCGTACCTGATGCGCACACTGCGCTGGTGGTGGTGTTGGATCGCAAGATGCGTTTAGGTTCTTGGACTGTCACCAGATCAAGCCATCAAGAACAGATTGCTGAACTTGTGTTGCGTGCCGATTTGGTTGGCGCAATGTTTGACTGTGGCGAACTGCCAGCAGATGCCGAACCAACAGAAGCAGAAGTGAAACGATTGTTCCCCACACCAGATGGCGCAGTGGAACTCACACAATCCGAAGTTGCTTTGCTTGATGAATGGCAAGCATGGAAACAGCAGCGCGAACTAGCAGAGACAGAGGAACAGAAAGCACGCGACAAGATCGCACGCATGCTAGGTGGACACGAAGCAGGAACATTTGGTGGTGTTCCTGTGATCACATTCAAAACACGCAAAGGTGTTTCAAGGTTGGACACAAAAAGCCTTGAACGCGACTATCCCGAAATAGTTGCGAACTACAAAACCGCAGGTGCGCCAACACGCATCCTGCGCCTAACAGGAGGAACAAAATGAAGTTGGAAGAAATAGTTGAAAAGTATGCGACACCTGATCCTGCGATGGTGTCCAAACTGAACAAACGATTCAAAGACAAAAACGGAAACTGGCAGGATTTGTTTCTTGACTATGTAGGACATGCAGACCTGACCAAGATTCTGATTGCGATTGATCCCTACTGGAATTGGAAACCGCTTGAAGTGCGTGATGGTGCGCCAGTGATCAACATCACAGGTGGTATCGCAACCATGTGGATTGAACTGACAGTGCTAGGCAAAACAATCATTGGTGTTGGTTCATGCAAAGCAGACAAAGATGACGCAGCGAAAGAACTGATCGGTGACGCATTGAGGAACGCTGCGATGCGTTTCGGAATCGCAATCAACCTGTGGTCAAAAGCAGACACACCAGCCAGCGCACCACGCACCATCCGCCAACAACCAACATCTGTGGTGAATAATGTTGTGCAACACCCTGCAGGGAAAGCAGGTGCAGGATTGGTGAAACTGTTGGAAAGGGAAGCAGGAAAACAAGGTGATCCAGTGAAGATTGTTGCTGGCATCATCGGCAGACAACTAGCAACCCTGAATGATCTCACAGCCGAAGAAGCACGAAACGCACTTGCAGGACTGAAACAAGAAACCGAAGAAGAACCACCATTTTGATCAGGAGGAATCAGATGCAACAAATAGAAATGGATGCGTACCTTGCGCATGTTCCACGCGACACAAGCAGAGAACGCGCACAACGCGAAAGCACAGATGGAACATTCAACCTGCGGAAGCAGCAAGTGTTGGAACTGTTACGCGAACAGGATCACACATGGCGCGAACTGGCAACGAAACTGGAACTGCATCACGGACAGATTTCAGGGTTGCTCAGCATCCTGCACAAACACGGTCACATTGTGATGCTCAAATCACGCAGGGATCGTTGCCATCCGTACACACATGCCGACAATGCGCGCTGGCTGATGCCTGATGAGTATTGGGTTGAGCCTGTGCAAACAAAAACATCACGCCGACTGAACCATGCGGATCAGTTAGCGGAAACAGTCGCACAATTCCTGAACAGGAACGCGAACACAAATGATCTGGTGCAAGCACTGGAAACCTATTGGAAGGAAAATCAATGAATAACATCACACTGATCGGCAACATTGCCGAACCGAAACTGACATTCACGAACAGTGGTCACGCCAAATTGGAAGTTGGTTTGGCAACATCACGCACTGTGAAAGAAGAGAAGCAGACCACTTGGCACAATGTTGTTGCGTGGGGACAGTTAGCAGAAAACCTGTCAGCAGTGCTGCAGAAAGGTGATCGGGTCATCGTGCTTGGTCGCATCAATGAGGACACCTACACGAACAAAGATGGTGTTGAAGTGAAGTGGCGCACTGTGGTTGCTGATGATGCTGGCAAATCGTGCAGGTGGTCTGCAGAGTGATGGCTGATTTTGAAGAGATGCGCAACGCTGTGCAACGCGCAACACAAGATGACATTGTTGAACGATTGACTGCAATCGCATTCCACGATCCGCAGATTGATTATCGGCAGGACATAAAATCAGTTGCTGCAACAGCAGCGGATGAGATTGAACGCCTACGGGAATGGAAGAAAGTTGCCGACTTGTTTGGCATTGCGTTCCGCATGGATGAATTTGGTCAATACCCCGTCACCAATGGCGACGATGTTCACCAGGCAGTTGTGGCGTGGGAACGAGCGAGATATAAGTTCAATGATTACGGAGTTAAAAATGAGCGATGACATTGTGACCCGACTAATGCAACACATCGCAAAACCTTTAGACATTGTTGATGAACTGCGTAACGCACAAGCCATGTATGACGACATCGCCAGATGGACACCAGACCACATAGATGAGTGGAATGGTCTTGAAGGTCGTGCCGCTGATGAGATTGAACACTTACGCGCACAGATTGAGTTGCTGAAAGGCACAGAAAACTTTGAACCATGTTCGCGTGTTGATCCCTGCGAAATGTGCAAAGAAATGATTCAGAAAGGTGAAGCGTAATGTTCACTAAACTTCTCGCATGTCTAACAGCAATCATCCTCCTGCCAATCGTTGCGCTGGTGGCATTGACTGCATTTGTGATCATTACAGACAAGGAAACATGGCAGTGAAATGGGTAGATCGTGCAGCGTGCAAAGGATTACCAACCACAATGTTTTTCCCTGAACGCAACGACTATGAAGCAGGAAAACAAATCTGCGCCAAATGTGAAGTGCGTGAAGAATGTTTAGAAAACGAACTGCAATTTGATATGTCAAATCATGGTCTGTTTGGTGGACTCACACCAGCAGAAAGATGGGATTTGAAACTTCGCAGATGGAACGCAATCTGATGTGGCGTTACGCAATCGGATGGTGTATCGGTTTGATCAACTTGTGGATTACTTTGCGATACCAGTGGTGGAAAGATGAAGAAGATTCTGAAAAATAGTGAAGGCTATTGGAGGATCAGTGTGGTGTTGTTTGCGCTTTATGGGTTCAGCATCGGGTTCTGGTTCTTTGCAATCTGGTTGGAAAGGATCTGGTGATGAAGTGTTGTGATCAAAATCCGCACAGGTACTGTCGTTGCAGTGGTGCGACTGAACCTTGCAGAAGTTGTGAATGGGATTCGGAACATGCGCTGTGGCATGAAGAAAACGATGAACCAGAGGATGACTGATGGCGATTGGTTCCGATCCTGAAATAGGGAAACAGTTCACTGTGTGGAAAGACATGAATCAAGAACAGCGCAACGCATGGTTCAAACATTTCCGACAGATCGCAGGTGCAGATTGTTTAGGAGGGTATGCCACATTAGGTTATGCAAAACGAAAGGAAACAAAATGAATCAGGCAACTATCTATGTGGGCAATGTTCTTGAACAGATAAAGAACATCGCTGATGCTTCTGTTCAATGTGTGGTTACTTCTCCTCCGTATTGGGGTTTGCGTGACTATGGACACGATGATCAAATCGGGTTGGAATCAAAACCTGAAGCGTATGTTGCAAACATGGTTGAAGTGTTTCGGGAGGTGCGCCGCATTCTGAAAAATGATGGTGTTCTGTGGCTCAATTTGGGTGATTCTTATGCTGGCAACAATTCGCGTGCTTCCAACAATGGGCGCGCAGGATTCGGTGCAAAAAGAGAAGGAGTGTTCACAAAATCTGGTCAAGGTTTGAAGCCGAAAGATTTAGTTGGCATTCCTTGGCGTGTTGCGTTCGCACTTCAATCTGATGGTTGGTGGTTGCGTCAAGACATCATCTGGCACAAATCAAATCCAATGCCAGAGTCGGTCACGGATCGTTGCACAAGATCACATGAATATGTTTTCATGCTCACCAAATCACAAACATATTTTTATGATGCAGAAACGATCAAAGAACCAACAAAATACCCAAATGAAGTTAGGCGTTTCAGCAACAAAGACCCGAACACTTTCCGCAACGACAACGAACAGATGACCATTGGCGAGAAGAAAAACAAGCGTTCCGTGTGGTCAATAAATACGAAGCCATTCAAGGGTGCTCACTTTGCTGTAATGCCTGAAAAACTTGTTGAACCTTGCGTTCTTGCGACCAGCAAACCAAACGATTTGGTGTTTGATCCTTTCACTGGTTCTGGAACAGTTGCAGTGGTTGCTTTGAATAATCAGCGCAACTTCGTTGGAACAGAACTGAACCCTGACTATGCACAAATTGCCAGAAATAGAATCACTAACACTCATCCAATGTTTTGTGAAGTGATAGTAGTGAATGATGACTGAACTTCTAGGTGCAAGAAAAGCAGACTGTGTGTGCGGATGTGGTCTATTTGGTACACCCAAAAAGAAACCATTAGGTCACATCAGAATGTGTACCTGTCCACGCTGCACAGGGAAACGCAACCGCGCCAAAGGAGACAGCAAAGCGAGACAGGCACGCAAGGCTTTGGGGATCGCTGGTGTGAACTCACGCCATGAGGAAGTGTGGGGAGGCAATCTGCGTGTTGAAGTGAAAGCAGGTGCGCAAGTGAACCCGATTTGGACACGGTTCAAAAACGCTGAAGAACAATCCGAAGCAGCGCGTGCGATAGGTGACAACAGACCATTTGCGATGGTGGCAATGCCTGACGGAATGAAAGATGGTTTAGTGATCATCAGGTTGCGTGATGTGACTGCGTTCGTGGCTGCACATTTAGAGTAAAGAAACAGAAAGAGGAGGAACAATGTCAGGACTATGGGCAAAGATCAGTGTGGACTATGCCGAAGATCCCAAAATCATTCGTGTCGGTGTGGAAGCAGAACTGCTGTTTGTGCGATCAATCTGCTGGTGCAAGAAACAGAACACAGGTTTCATTCCTGATGTGCTGTTGGCGCGCATCGGTTTCGGGTTGCAGAACCTTCCCAATCTGGCGGAAGCGTTGGTTGCAGTGGAACTGTGGTGTCCTGTTGATGGTGGCTGGTTGATTCCGAAGTTTGAGGAATGGCAATCTGTGAACACCAGCGAGAAAGCGAAACATGCGAATCATTTGCGTTGGCATAAGAAGAAAGCAAACCCTGATTGCGTATGGTGTTCATCCCACTCATCCCAAGTGGGATCGCAAGTGGGAATGGTAGAGCATTCCCAAACGATATCCAGAGTAGAGAAGAGTAGAGAAGAGACTATTAGTGCGACATCTGAAGATGCGCACAAGTTGTGTGAACTATTAGCACAGAAAATGATTGCGAACGGATGCAAAACACCGAACATCAGCAGCAGATGGATTGCAGACATGGACAAGATCATGCGCATTGATGGTCACAGCGCAGAAGAAGTTGAAGCAGTGATCCTGTGGTGTCAGCAAGATTCTTTCTGGTGCAGCAACATTCTTTCGCCAGCGAAACTGCGCACACAGTTTGATGCACTCAGGTTGCGTATGCCGAAGCCAGAACCGCAGAAGGTTGAGCAGGTGCGTGATCCTGATTTCAAATGCTTTGAAGATGGGCTGGTTGATTGGAAGATTGGTTTGGAATTGGATTCGGAATTGGTGCAATGCAAGTTGGCTGGCATGACTGAACGCCAGCGAAGCCTTTATTTGCAAGGGTTTCAGAGGGTGCTTGACTAGGCATTATTAGTTGTGCCTATAATTGACTCATGGCAAACAAGGAGGAACAAGCCATGAACACAACAACACTTGGAAATTACGAAGTCAGCACTGGCGATCAGCGAGAAACCAATTTTGCTGTGTTTGGTGAATACCATCTGAAAGGCAAGCGCGGTGCGCACTATGTCACCTACAGGCGCAAGGATAAAGATGGCAACCCTTATGAGGGGTATTACTTCATGTGTGTTCGCACTGGAAAGTTTGTGCGGATCGCTGGCAACGGATTCATCAGCCAAGACAACTTCAACAAACTGATCGCAAAGTGAAGGAGGAACAGAACATGGATAGGCACGCACCACACATCAACTGTGCAGATGATTCACGATATGAAACCATTGGCAGCAACACAGTTCTGTTTCACTGCAAAGCATGCGGAAGCAAACAACTGTTTGATGCACGCTACGAATACAACGCGCATGACATGTGGATGGAACACAAAGCGGATTGGTTCACAAACAATCCAGAGTTCGCACCAACAGTTGTCACCATCGGCACAATCACATTCAACAAAAGGATCAATGACTGATGAAACAGGTGTGGGTGTGTGAACGCTGCAAAGCAACAGTGACACTGTTCGTGCGTGTCACACATCCCCCCTGCTGCGATTGTCGCGCCAACCTGAAAGGCAGAAAAGAACCACAACCAATGAAGGAGAAGAAATGAACACTGAAGAATCTGTTGCTTGGTTTCGTGCCAAGAACGCACGCAGAAAACAAGAACAGCAAACACTGTCCAGCAAAGAACTGCACCGCAGACGCACCGAAAGGCGCAACATGCCAAATGGTGCATTCGGAAAGAAGGAGGATCAAAATGTTGTCACTGATAGCACTGATGTGGATTGAACTGTTTGGTGCAGCAATCCTGTTCTCAGCCACCAACGAATCCAACCAACATCCAAACGCTTCCGCACTGATCGGACTGTCACTGATGATTGCAGGGGTGCTGATATGAGAAACCAACGCTGGTTGATTCTGATCTGTGTCCTGCAACCGTTGTGCATCATTCTGGTTGCACCAGATTCATCCGAAGGTTGGCGCACTCTAGGTCAGATAGTGATGCTTAGCATTTGGGGACTAGGGATGGCTGCGTTGATGCAGTTAGGTCACACAACACGAAAGGAACAACAATGAGCGAAGAAGATGTGATGCGACAAGTTGCGGTGATCATGTTGCACAACCATCGGCTGAAGTTGCAGAACGAAGCGATGCGCACACAGTTAGAAGAAACAGTGACAGTGCTACGCGAACTGCAAGCAGAGATTGCAACATTGCGCACACGAATCACCTACTAGGAGGAACAATGAAACCAATCCCACACGGAACAGAATCAGGATATCGGCGTGGCTGCAAATGTGATCCTTGCAAAGCCAGCCACAACGAACGCATCCGCATGAACCAACAGCAACGCAAACAAACAAAACATCTGCGCTTATCGTTCACAGAAATAGAAAACCTGTTTGAAGATGAAGCATCAGATGACCACATTGCGGAAGTGATCGGAATCAACAGACAATCAGTGCGCAGATACCGAAACGAAGGAATGTCACTCACTGTCGCTGATCGTGTCGCAACAAAACTTGGTTTTCATCCGTTGTCAATCTGGCAACACAAGTATTGGACAGCGCAATGACACAAGCACCGAACACTGTTGAAGAAGTAATCAACTACATGGATCAACTGTTCAACGATTACGGAACGATTGATGATGTCCCATTTGAAGCAGCGATGATTCCAACACACAGAATGTTCTTTGATCTTTGTGTGCGCATCATCTTGTTGGAAACAAAACTTGAAGCATTGAACGAAAGGAAAACACAATGAACTGGAATGAACAAATCAAAGACAACCGCAACAGGCTAGGATTGTCACAACTTGATCTTGCCGATGAACTGAATGTGACTCAACCATGCGTAAGCAGTTGGGAAGCAGGAAAGCAGACACCAGACATGCGAAACCTAGTGAAACTAGAAACACTGTTTGAACTGCCACAAGGATCACTTCTGATCCCTGTCGCATACCTATCCACCGACCAAAGGAACGCTAAGTGAAGTTCCTGCTGGCAATCATCGCCAGCGCAACAATCAGCACCGCAGTGATCGCTGAAGCATCAGCACCAGAAGCCGATGCACCTGCACCAATCACCAGCATTGTGCAAACAACAACCACAACCACACTTGATCTTGCTGTGTTCTCTGCACCTGCAGATGCGAACTGTCCTCAATGGTGGGGACTGGCACGCATGGTTGGATGGCAGGAACAAGATTTAGCAATGCTTGATCGGGTCATGTGGCGTGAATCCAGATGCGAAAATGTGATTGGTGAAACATCAACACAGCAGGCACACCCACAATGGAACCACGCCGATTGGGGACTGATGCAAATCAACAAAAAAGTGCATCAAGCATTCGTGGAACAAATCTTTCAACAACCGTTCCCTGACGCAATCAGCGAACCTTCAAACAATCTGCGCTTCGCACTCAAACTGTTTCAAGGATCACGCTGGAAAGCATGGGGATTCAAAGACGCGTGATCATTGCGCCCACAGTGATCACGCAGCCAGAGGAATAGTCCCACCTCTGGCAAATCGGGATGGCGCACCAGTCAGGTAGAAAGGAGGAAGAACCTGACTAGTGCAGCCAATCCCTGCACTGCAGGAGGAAAAGCAGTGCGCAACAAATCTACACAACGAAAGGAACACACATGACCTACACACTTTTAGAAGGCAACAACCTTGAACTGCTACCAACGCTGCCTGATTGCAGTGTTGATGCAATCGTTACTGATCCGCCGTATGAACTTGGTTTTATGGGCAAGAGTTGGGATGCGTCAGGTATCGCCTACAACACTGAACTGTGGCGTGAATGTTTGCGTGTGTTGAAACATGGTGGACATATGTTGGCGTTTTCTGGTTCACGCACATATCACCGCATGGTTGTCGCGATTGAAGATGCAGGGTTTGAAATCCGTGATCAAATTATGTGGGTTTATGGCTCAGGGTTTCCGAAATCGTTGGATGTGTCCAAAGCAATAGACAAATCACCCAAATTGAGCCACAGAACACCATCATTTTTCAGAATGCGGCGCACCTCCCGAAACACTTCAACCATGTTTGCAACATACGCTTCAGGTTTTGATTCCAACCCGATTTGATCATC